ATTTATAAGTGTTAAAACACTTTCTTCTTCTAAATAATTCCAATCTTGCATAACACCTATTTTATCCAACAAACCATTAGTTGAAATAGTATAAGGTAATATACAAATACGATTTTTTTTGTCTATTAAATAATAATGATCATTCAATTCAATAACATTTTCGAATGATCCATGTAAAACAATTTTCTTTTCTATTTTTTTATCCATTTTCATGGTATTATTTTTTAATTATATATTTTTTCTTTTGTTTCTTTTTTTAAGAGATTTACTTATTTTTCTTTTATGTTCTTTAGAAAGTTTTTTTCCTTTTTGAGCTTTAGACATTTTTTCTTTTGTTTCTTTAGAAACTATTTTATTTTTAAGAGATTTACTTATTTTTCTTTTATGTTCTTCAGAAAGTTTTTTTCCTGTTACTGCTTTTTTCTGCTTTATTCTAGTTTCTTCGGGTATTCCTCTCTGTTTTGCCGAAATACTCATTTTTTCTTTAGTTTCTTTAGAATATTTCTTACCCTTATTAGAACCTATTTTTCCTTTATTTCCTAAAGAAATTTTTATTCTAGTTTTTTTAGAAACACTTCCTTTAGATTGATGTCCTCCTTTGGAACTTATATTATATCCATTTGGGGATAATGTATTATATTCATTTATATATTTTTCTTGAGCATCAAAAGCTTTTTGTTTTGTTTTAAAATTTTCTAAAATTTCTTTTTTGAAATTTTTCGTTCCATATTTTTTAATAGCATTTTTTATAATTGACCCACTTCCTAAATAACCATCATTTAAATTATTAGTTGAATGATCTCCGATATATTGTTTATTATTTAATAAATTTCTAGTTATATAAACATAATTAAATAGTTTTTTCATGTATAGTTTTATTTTCAAACTTTTCTATTTCATTATAAAATTTTTTAAATGATATAATAAGAGATTTTTTTATTTCATCAATATTTATATTTTCAATAATATAATTAAGGGTTTTTTTATCACCCTCGTCAAAATTTTCTTTAATTATATTGAATAATTCTTTTGATGGAGCAGTTATGGTTAAATTTAATTCTATTTCCATTTCAGTTTTTTTTGATTTACTAAGTGTAATCCAAACAGGGTCATTAGAATGATCAACATGATCAGATATAGAAGATGCAACTGTTGCAACTGTTGGTTGTTTGGAAATTTCACCAAACTTTGCCACTGATTTTTTTGGCGGAATTTGAATTATTTCTTTTCTACCAGCAATAAATGGTTGAACACATACACTAGCACCATCTTGATTTTTCTCCCATCTTTCTTCTTCTCTTCCTACCCATTTTTCTTTAAATACCCAAATATTATTAGGATTTTCCACCTCAGCCATGAGCATGTTTCCATTATTTATTTGATTGATAGGTAATATTAAATCTTCATTACATCGAGACTTATCTGTAAAGCTTACAAATACCATATTATCTTCTTCTTCAATTTTATCAAAAATAAGTACTTCACCCCTACGAGCACCATTGATCCATTGAAAGTATCTTTTTTCACTGTTCATATTTTTTGGTTTTATAATTTCCTCTTTTTTTTCCTTGTTGTATAATACTCATTTTTTTGCAAAAATTTTTTGAACGTTTCATCCCTTTGAGTATATTTCTCAATTTTTCTCGTGTCTCTAAAGTTACTATTCTTCCTTTTAAAGCTATACTTATTTTTATTTTTGTTTCTTCAGATCTTTTTATTCCCTTTAATTTTTTAGATATTTTATTTTTATGTTCTTCAGATAATTTTTTACCTTTGCTGCTTCTACTTATCTTTCTTTTATGTTCTTCAGATAATTTTTTACCTTTATGAGCTATACTTATTTTTATTTTTGTTTCTTCAGATCTTTTTATTCCCTTTAATTTTTTAGATATTTTATTTTTATGTTCTTCAGATAATTTTTTACCTTTATGAGCTATACTTAATTTCTTTTTTGTTTTTTCAGAATGTTTTTTTCCTTTTAATCCTTCACTTATCTTTCTTTTATGTTCTTCAGATAATTTTTTACCTTTTTTACCTTCACTTATATTAATAGACATTTTTCTTTTTGTCTCTTCTGAATGGCATCCTTTAACATTGTTTCCTCCCTTGGGACTTATATTATAACCATTTGGTATTAATGTATTATATTCATTAATATATTTTTCTTGAGCATCAAAAGCTTCTTTTTTTGTTTCAAATTGCTTTAAAATATCTCTTTTGAAACAATTTGAACCATATTTTTTAATAGCTTTTAGAAAAATACGACCACTTCCTAAATATCCATCATTTAAATTGTTTGTTGAATGATCTCCAATATATTGATTGTCATTTTTTAAATTGGTTGTAACATAAACAAAATTAAATTGTTTTTTCATATATAGTTTTTTATTCTATATATTCATCAGTCTTTTAGCCTTTTTACTTTTTTTATTTCCTATAACCTATTGAAAAAATATGTAAAGTCTTTCTTTCATAATTTTAGTGTTTTAAAAATATTTTTTTTATTTTTACATCTTTTATTTGTATATTAAATGATGAATTGTGAAAAGTCTTCGTAATATTCTCGCTGCCATTCAAGATACCATTCTTCTTTTTTCCATTTTTTATAATCTTCTCTAAATGATTCCAAAACTTCCTCAAAATGTGCATTGTAATTTCCTTCTGTTAAATAATCCATTCTTAGAATAGGAATAACAAATGTATGTTTTGTGCCTTTAACTCTCCAAAAATAAGAAATATCTTCGCCATGATATCCAATACCATATTCAACAATTATATTTAATATCCATCCCTTTGGATTTATCTTAATTTCTTTAATATTTGTTAATTTATTAAAGTCGTAATTGTTTGGCATTATCCTTTTCCTTCATTAGTATTATCCTTTTTTCCCCATGCACCTGCTGCTTTTCTAACTCCCATTAACAATGCAGATAATGCTCCAAGTTGTAAAACCTTTTCCAAAAATTCCATAGCATTATCTAATCCCAAATACCATCCCACTACCCCCGCAATAAAAGAAAAAATTGCAATTAATCCCATTAACACTCCAATAAAACCACTACCAGATGTTTTTCCAGTAGAATTATTAAAGGTTTCGCTAAACTTAAATTCAGATTTTTTAAAATTGGTCATTGCCATAATAAATAATTTTTAATTCTTTTATTATTTATTATAGTTAATTTAAACTATAACAACCTTTATTTATCTAATACAGCAAGAATCTTAGTAAGAACAATTGAAATTATTTCAAAATCTCCATATCCTTCCATTTCTTTTGTAATTTGTACTTCAACATCAGTTGGATTTACACCATTAACTAAATATTCTTCTTTACGAAATTTAATTTGGCCTTTTTTATTTTCAAATTCTACCTTTACGGCTACTTTATAAAATTGTCTTTCTTTCATCTTTGTATTTTTAAATTATTTGATGGATTTGTTTTTGGACTAAGTTTAACTACCTTTAATTCTTTTGGAACTATTTTTTGTGGGTCAAAAATTTCAGAGACTTTTCCACAATTATCACATACTATAATTGGCATGGGAATAACCTCAATTTTTCCTGATGGTGAAAGAACGGCTGCAATTTTTTTAAATATAACTTTTTCTACAAAGATTAAATTTCCACATCCTTCACATTTAATGTTAGTTCCGTTTTTAACCATTTCAGGTGTAATTTTCATTTGTTGTTGATTCATAGTTTTTTATTATTATATACAAAAAGATGGAGAAGTTTTATATTTACATTTTTTTCCATGCCATCGCGCATAATTTCTTATATCTATTTCTTTTTTACAATAAGGACATATTTTTTTAGGTTTAATTTTGTTCTTTTCACCAATAATTTCTTTTGTAATATTTGTATGAGTTCTTCCATACATTCCATTTTCTTTTCCAAATTTAGGGCATTTTTCCCTTAATATATTTTTTGTTTCTTCTGTGTGAGTTCTTCCATAAAAGGGATTTTTATTTCCGGTCCTTTGTTTTGCTAATTCACTTAAACGTTTTTTTTCTTCGGGTTTATTCATTCTTCTTTTAGCTTGAATACTCATTTTTTTCTTTGTTTCTTCCGAAAAAATTACTCCCTTTTTTGCATCACTTATTTTTTTCTTTGTTTCTTTAGACCTTCTTTTACCTGTATTTTTCTTAGATATTTTTCTCCCTATTAATTTTATATTGGGATGATTAGAAAGAGTATCGCCGCCATCACCACCTAATGTCATATTATATCCATTAGGCATAAATGTTTTGTCTTTTCTTATCCAATAAGATTCTTTTTTTCTAAGAAGTTCTTTAAGTATTTCTTTGTTTTTATTTTCAAAAGATTCTTTAATTTCCCAATAAAAATTTTCAAAACCATATTTATTAATAGCTTTATAAAAAATGGAGTTTTTGGATTTTTTTGAAGCTCTTAAATGTTCCTTTTTTCTTTTTTCAAAGTTAAAACTAAATCCATAATATTTTTTTTGAGATGGAGAAGTAGCGCAATAAATAATTCCATTATATTTTTTCATTTTCTTCCTTATTTTTATATTCGGGAAGATAATATCTAAATGTTTTTCTTGTTATTTTATTATATTTAATAACCCCTAATTTTCGCCAATTATTTAATGTTTGTTTGGTAATTCCAAACATTAAAATAATTTCTTTATATGAATAAGTTTTATCTTCCATATATTATATATCTTTAAAAAAAATCTATTTATACCTATTTATAACCATTTTATAGAAATTTTCTTTTAGATAGTTTTAGATTTTAAAAAATATTTTTCACAAAGTTCTTCAAAGGTTAATAAATCATCAAATTGATAGAAACTACGATATTTAAAAGCCATTTCACCTGAATCCACAGATTCTAATATTAAATTATCTCTTACTTTAGTTATTTTATTTTTTGAAATAAAAATATTTTTATCCAAATTATGATGCCACAATATATATCCAAAACCTTTAAAATCCTCAATTGATCTTTCAGTTATTGAATTTCTTTTTACATCGAACCAATATTTATCAAACATGATAATATCTCCATAAATCCTATCTAATGTTGGATTCCAATAACCAAAAAAATGTTTTGTTGTTTTGTAAGGAATTTTTTGTGAATCCAAATATTCACAAGTTTTTATTACTGCTTGATGTCCATATTTCCCTCGAATTGGATTGTATGGTGTTCCGGGTATAGAACTCATTTTATAATAAATTCTGAATCTTCAAGATATTTATCAATAGAAGTGTATAAGTGCTCTTCATCTTCAAAGTAATAATAATCTTCATCATCCTCTAAGATTTCAGTTTCATATCCTTCACTCCAATTATACTTTGTTGTTAAAAATTCTATAATCATTATTTTAATTTTAATTTACAATTATTAAAATGATATCTAGTCATATTTGGTCCTTTTCCACATAATCCACAATGTGGACATATAATTTCTTTTAATTGTTTCTTTTTCCCTCTCCTAGAAATAGACATCTGTTGTTTTATTTTCAATGCTTTTTCTTCACCAAATATTTCTTCATATGTTTTTTCCTTATTATTTTTTGCATATTTTAAAAGTCCATGACATTGATAGTTTTTATTATACATTGGATTTTTTTCCCCTTCAATATCATGTGAGTGTTTATTTTTTCTTTTTTGAGTATATCTTTGTTTACTTGTTATCGATATTTTTCGTTTAGAATATTTTGAAAGATGTTTTCCATACATTCCATTTTTTATACCTGAAAAAGAACCACCTAATGCTTCATTTTTCAAATTATAATATAATGGATTATTTGCTGCATTAATTTCCTTTAATTTTAATTCTTCTATTCTTCTAAACTCATATCCAATATATAAAATTTTTCTTGAAAAATTTTTAGATCCATATTTATTATAAGCTCTTTTAAATATAATACCTGAACCAATATAACCATCATTATATTTTCCTTTATGTGAACCTAAATATTTCATTTTATTAATATTATTAGTCCATTCATATACAAATCCTGATTTAATTAATATTCTTTTTATTTTCTTGAATAATTTTTGTTTGAGGTAATTTATATAAAAAAGTTTTAGAAGATAATCTCTTATAAATTATATTACCATTTCTTCTCCAATTATTAAGAGTTTGTTTATGAATATCTAATAATTCTAAAATTTCTTTATATGTATACCATTTTTCCTCCATTATATATTCAAGAAAATTGTTATCTTTTTTTATTATTTTTTATTTTAATGTATTAATACACCAATTTAATAAATCATTATCTGTTTTTTTAATATTATAATTTGGTTCTTGTTGTATAATTTGATTAAATATTTTTTTATATTTAGGTAAAATATTTCCTACATTATCTAATATTTTTGTATTCAATAAAGGAAGAGAACCTGGTTTAAATGGTTCTCTTTTAAAATATGGGGTTTTAACCATTTTTTTTACTAAATCATAATGACGTTCATATAAATGCATTGATGATGTGATATGCGTATAAGAACCTATTTTTAATTTTGAATATGTTTCTTTTAACTCTAAATAAACGTGTTGCATTAATATAGTAAAAAAAGCATAATCCGTCATAAATCCATAAATTATATCTCCTGAGCGCATGAAAATAGTCATATAAAGTTTATTCTCTCTTATATGAAATATTGCTTGTAATGTACAAACCTGATCTTTATTTCCAAACCATTGATGATAAGGTTTATTAAAATGCATAAAGGCTTGTCTGCTATCTTTATCCTTCTTAAGAGATTCAATGACCCATTGATACTGGGTTAACCCATGTTCATTCTTTTCAACAAATAATAGGTTACCATATAAACTATTTACAGTCCCATCTGGGTTATGTAAGGACTTCCAGAGGGATGCATGTTTTTCAATGTAAGTTGGATTCTTTGTTCCTGAGAAATAACAAAGTAATTCTGCTGCTATATATTTTAATGGAGAGCTTCTATATTTATTTGTATAAATATTTAACATTGGATTTTCAATTTCCATTGAACAATCTATAATTTCTTTAACTTCCATTCCTCTTGGAGAAGTTACAAAATCAGAATCTTCCCATAAATCCTCTAATATCATTTCAAAAACTTCCGCTATATTAGGTCCAAAATAAGCTCTCATAATTTTTTATTTTCTTATGTTTTTATAATTTTCAACAAACCATTCATATGTTTCTTTTATCCCTTGTTCAAGACTGATTTCTGGTTTCCATCCTAAACTTTGTATGCGAGAATTATCTAAAAGTTTTCGCATTGTTCCATTTGGGTATGATTTATTCCAACATATCTTTCCTTCATATCCAACAATATTTTTAATCATTTTAGCAAGAAAACTAATAGGAACATCTTCTCCTGTTCCTATATTGATATGATTCTCCTCATCATAATATTGCATTAAAAAATATAAGGCTTCTGCTGCATCATCAACAT